CTCCTTCACAGGCTCTTCCTCACTGAACTTCTTGATTAAGGTATGGCCATGCATGACCTTTTCGGCAACATCGCCAGCCTTCTTTGCGGCATCGATAGGCCGCTTCCACCATGTGTTGCCCAACACCTTGCTTTCCGAGAAAAGAACCACGTCATCCTCAAATGGGTTCTTGGTGATTCTTGAACTGTCCGCAAGTTCAAGGGTGATGTCTTGGTCAATCACGATAATCTGCAAGCCCTTGTAAAGTTCGTTCTTCTTGGCAAGGTACGCATTGACCGTTTTAAGGTCGGGCGCATCCGCCGTGTCGGTTACGTTCTGAATAAGGGTTGCGCAACGCTTATACACTTCGGTCTGATTGGCTACCTTGTTGAAGGTGTCCACGTTCATGAAGGCGAACTTGTAGGTTGCACCATACAAATTCTTGCCGAGTTTGAGGGCGGTCGGTACGTCCTTTGTGAAGAACTTGCCATTCGTGCCAGTGTCGTAAGACGTTGCAACGCCGATTTTCTGCTCCTTGGGGATAAGGTAGTCGCAATCGTATTCGGTTGCGATGGCGGCATTGTTGCTATTGGTGAACTTCACACGACCAAGGGAAATTTCTTGTAGTGCAATCCATTCCGCACGGGCGGCAACGCCGTCCCAACAGAATTTCGTGTCCTCTGCCCAAAACTCCACGATTGCGGTCAAGTCGGGGTTGTTCGATGACATCGCAACCATAATGTCGTATTCCGTCAATTCGTCTTCCAATTTCTCACGGGAAATCGAAATTTTGGGAATATCGCCTTGTAAACGTGCAATTGCATCACGGGTCTTTCTTGGTGTGGTTGAACCACGGGAAACGATGTCGGCTGCAATTTTCAGTCCGGCTTGTGCTTCAAGCATCTTCCAATCAAGACGGTTAGTTTCCTTCAAGGGAAACAAGGTCGGATAATAGTACGCTTTAAGGTCATAGTTGTGGATGACCGCCCCCATGTCCTTTTCGTTCAATCCGACCATCAATGTTTTTTGCATATCCGATTTGATTTACTTTGCGTTAAACATAAACAACCCCTTTCAAGGCTGCTTCGATAGTTGTGTTCACGATGGGCGCAATTGCCTTCTTGACAACGCCGATGACCCAAGCATCAACCCAAAGGTTGCTTCCGGGTTCAACGTCCATGTTCGACCCGGCAACAACGGTCGGGGTTACTTTAAGCAATTTGTTTGCGCCGGACGATTCAAAGGCGCACGTTCCGGCTTCCACCGTTGCGCCAAGGGTCGTTTCGACCGTGATGACATCCTTTGCCGGGTCGGACTTGTCAATGCTTGTGATTGTCTGTCCATTGCAATCGGCGGTTGCAAAGCGGTCGCCAACCTTGAAATGGTGTCCTTTGGCGACCTCATATTCGGTGGCGGCATTGTTGGCTTCTGTGATAACTTGTGCGGTCTTGCACACGTTCCACAATCCATCAGCACCCATGCCAAGGGGAGTGCCTTCAAACAACGCCGTGCCACCAAGATTTGCAACCTTGACCGTTACGCCACCGGGAATGTCGGCAATGCGGTGAAGAACACACTTCACCACACGATTATCCTTTGCTCTCTTGATGGTAAGCATAATCTTGGTTTAAGTTGGTTTTACAATTCCTTTCCGGCAAACGTGTTGCCTTCCGGGGTCTGACTTTTCACGAAGGACTGCACGGCGGCTGATACGCCGCTTTCGTCCTTTTGGGCGAACAATGGTGAACCTTGATTCTTCAACCCTTCATCCGCTACGTTCTGATTTGCGGTCGCAATGTCCGTTTCTGTTTCTGACAAGTATTCGGCGAACGATTCATCGGTATCGAAGGACATCCGGGCAAAATCCTTCAAAATGCGCTGCTTGAACGTTTCGTTCTTGCAGTTTGCCAATTTTTCGTTGAGCTGCTGAAGCCTTGCATCGTTGATGGTCTTTGCGTTGAAGGCGTTCATCGTCTTTGTGAATGGCTCTAAAGCCTTCGCAACGGCGGCGGCAACTATTGCTTCGGTCGTTCCTTCTTGTGGTTTGGTAGGGTCGCCGCCACCTCCGGGAATGGTGTCGGGGTCTTTCCTCTCCACAAAGTCGAACTTCTTCTTCAAGTTGGCTTCATACGTCTTGTTACCATCTGAAACTTCCTTGTCCACGTCTGCACGAAATTCCTTGACGAACCCATTGACTTGCGCATCGGTCAATTTCTCAACAAGGGCTTTCGCTTCTTCTTCGGTCGTGCATTGTAACGCCAACGAGCGTGCCAACTGCATCAAACCATCTTTACGCACGCCTACAAATTGCGCCAGTAGTAATGCGAGAATCTTTTCTTTCATGTTGTGTCAATTCTAATTGTTAATACAAATCATCGGCAAAGATAATATGTATTATTATGATACATTTATAAACAAGCGTGTACTTATGCAATAGTTTTCCACAAACGAACAATCTTTGCAGTGTTAAATATTGTTGTTTCTGAAAAATATTTTCGGCGAACACTTGTTTTATTAAATATATCCAGTATTTTTGCGGTGTATTACAATGATACACACAACAAGTTAAACAATTAAACATCATCGCAACATGAAATTCTATCAAAAGAAATACCCTATCAGCGACACCGCCGAATATGTGGTTGATTACGTTTATGATAACGTGGAAGGCGAAAACTTCTATTTCCAGTTGGTTCGTTTGTCTGACAATGCAATCCTTTGCGCACATAAGGACAAGAACGACCTCATCGCTTATTGTTGGAAAGTCGGAATCGCTTACAACAAGGTTTCATTTATCTAAATCAATAACCGCCGGGGCTTTGTTCCCCGGCACAAACATCGCAACAATGGATAAATACGAATTTCAAATAATTCGCAACGCCTTCAAAGATGGCAAGGTTTACAGGGTTGAATTTTATTCCGATGGTTCGGGCGTTACCATTGAATATGTTCATCCAACCGCAAATCATGGACTACCTTGTCGTATTGCTCAAGCACTCAATATACAAGAAGCAATTCAGTGTCTTGCCGGATTCCGCTTAAAGCAACACGAAATCAAAATTTGTTATTAATCATATAGACATCACAACAATGAACAAAGCAAGAAGAACCCGTATCAACGAAATCATTGATTCGTTGAACCAGTTAAAAGAAGAAATCAACGTCATCATGGATGAAGAACAAGAAGCGTTAGACAATATGCCTGAATCGTTTCAAGAAGGCGAACGTGGTGAAACCATGCAAGAAGCCATTGAAAACCTTTCTTCGGCAATGGATTCAGTAGAAGAAGCCGTTGATTCGCTTGAAGGAGCAAGTAATTAAGAAGGAAACGCCCGGTTTAACCAACCGGGCAAAATGGATATATGTACATGATAAGAACAAGTTATTACACGCCATTTTGCAATGCGTTCAAAAAGGCTTTCAATGATATTCCATGCGTTACGACTTTTGAAAGCGAAGATATTGAAGATGGTATTTGCAAAGACTTTCAAGGCACGGTGTATATTGACAAGTTGGAATTTGTTAGCATCATCGAAGAAAACGGAAGATACATGGTGTACATCAATAATCCCGGATGCGATGTTGATGATGATGGTTCGCCAATCTTCGCCAAAGAACACCCACAACAACAATGGGTATTTGGGAATTACGTTTATTTCCAAAACGCATTGAATAAGGCGGTCGCCATAACAAAGGCACGCAAATACCCTAAACCGATATTAATATGGTAATTATGGAAAGAACAAATCAAGCAAGGCAACTTTGCACACTTTTACAAAAAATGTTGTTGTCTTTCATAAAGAAGGACAAGGAACACCGGGTTACGCTTCAATGGCTTGAAAAATTCTTCAAACGACACGCCGAATGTTGCTTTTCTTGGATGCAATGGACGGACGCAAAGCAATGGTTCACCGCCGGAACGTGCGATACCGGGATTTGTTACTATCTCAAACGGCATCTTCAAGATGCGCCCATCAAGGATATATGGAAATCCATCAACCAGTATTACGACATACAAGATTATAAATTAACTAAATTATGAACGAACAAGAATTGAAGGCATTGGCGGTCAAGTATGACTTGCCTTTCGATTTTGTTTCCCAACTTTGGGAAAATGTTACCGACAAGGGCAACCTTGAAAAGGCGTTGCGGATGTTTGTTGCCGGAACGCTGAAATATGAGGATGCCACCAGTGGCAAGCCCATTTGCATTGCCGACATTCGCCGTGATGTGGCAAAGAACTTCCGGGGATTGCGTGAAATAATGAACAAACGCATGGAACGTGAACGTGCAATCGCAGACTATTACGCCGGGTGCAAGTGCGTAAAATACCCGATGAAGCACAATAATTCCCCATCTGAATGCGTTTTCATCAAAGATGGTGTGATTGTAGCCTTCGCCCACTTTGAACCTAAACAAGGCGGTATTTATGCCGCCAACAACGACTTGATGAAAAACTTCAATTGGCATCCACATGAACACCTTGCCAGGCTTCGCAAACTTGATAGGGTGTATTACCGTGCAATCAAGAAGAACGCCGACAAGTCGCCCCGTGAATGGTTTGACTTTACAGAAACAACGCTATGCAAGTGATTCTGAAAAAGGATGGTGTCGGGGCTATCATTTGCCCATACCGCCACACGATACACGGTCGTATCAAGGCAAGATGTATAGGATGCCCGGAATCATTGTCGTGTATGGCATTCACGGCAATACAAGAAAGTATTTCAAGAAAGATGCGAACATGAATATTAGTAACGGAAAAACAATATACCACGTTTCCTTCGGGGATGAAGCAAACTATTACTTTGGGTCAATAGCTGCCATATTTGTTCGCTTCACGCCATCAGAACTTGGCGTGTCGCTTGCCCGACTTTACGATGTGGCGATAACACCCGAAAAACCGTATAAAAACGATATGTGCATTATCCGCAAGGGTGTGTTGGTACGAAAAAAAACGAATAGAAAGAATCCTAATTAAGAATAGATATGGACTTTGACAAAATGACCAACAAACAGATTGCCGACCATATAATGAATGGCGACAATTACACGATGCAAGAATCATTGATGATGG